ATGTCTGTTTCAGTTGACCAGGTCTTTATAAAACAATTCGAGGCCGACGTTCATTTGGCATATCAACAAATGGGCACAAAATTACGCGCCACCGTGCGCAGTAAATCCGGCGTTGTTGGGGCATCCACTACGTTTCAAAAAGTTGGACGTGGCACCGCCAGCACAAAATCGCGTCATGGTATTGTACCAGTTATGAATTTAAATCATGAACCTGTTGAATGTGTATTACAAGATTATTATGCAGGTGATTGGGTTGATGCATTGGATGAATTAAAAACAAACGTTGATGAACGTCGTGTGGTTGCATCGGCCGGCGCATATGCACTGGGCCGCAAAACCGATGAATTGATTGTATCCGCAATGAACGGCGCAACCAAATCAATCGGCGATTATTCAACCGGACTTAGCAAAGATTTAATTTTATCTGCATTGGAAGTGTTGAATCAAAATGATGTGCCGGATGACGGCCGCAGATTTGCAGTTGTTGGTGTACATCAATGGAACGAATTATTGTCAATGGACGAATTTGTTTCTGCGGATTATGTTGGCGATAATTTGCCGATGATTTCCGGTGGCGCATCAAAAAAATGGCTGGGGATTACATGGGTGTTGTATAACGATTTGCCGTTGACCGGAACTAATCGCGATTGTTTTATGTATCACGCAACCAGTATCGGGCACGCATGTGGCCAAGAGGTAAAAACAGATATCTCGTGGCATGGTGAACGTGCAGCGCACTTTATCAGCAACAGCATGTCCCAGGGCGCAGTTATGATTGATGCCGATGGTATCGTAAGAATTAAATGCAAGGATTCAGATGAAACGGAATAGTCGATTGACATCAAGTTCAACCAAAACAACCAAAGGAACAAATCAAATGGCGTTTCAAAATAAAAATTTATCTGTGATTGCATACGCAAATGGATTTACATTGTGGCATTATGCTGCATCGGAAACATTGGCGACAATCAGTACATCGGGATATTTTAACAGTGTAAAAACATTGATGAACACCGGAGACATTATAATAATCAACGGTTCTGACAACACATCAATTAAAAAAATTTCTGTTGATTCAACGAATGTTTCTGTTGCTGCCTTATCATAACAATTTATCGGGACGGTTTTTAACTGTCCCGATTTTTTCTAACCCAGGGTATTAAGATATGCAAACAAAAATCGATTTATGTTCAATGGCGTTATTAAAATTGGGTGAAAAGCCAATACAATCATTGAACGATGATAATCCTGCATCGCAATTGTCGCGAACACTGTTTAATCCAGTTGTTGATACATTATTGGCATCACATCCGTGGCGATTTGCATGCAAACATTTTGATTTGGCAAAAAGCACCGACGGCAATTTTATAATTCCGGGTGAATGCCTGCGCGTGTTACGATGTGGCGGAAATATAGTTGGCAACAGAATTATATCAGACAATGATACAATTTCCATAACTGCGATTATACGTATTGATGCACAACAGTTTCCGGCGTATTTTTCATCATTGGTTGCAACAAAATTGGCGATGGAATTTTGTATACCATTGACCGGCGATCAATCTGTATTCCGCATGTTGGCCGCATTGTATGAAAGCGAATTACAATCTGCAAAATTTATTGACAGCACTGCATCAAACCCAGACAACCGTATAAATAACTTTTCATTAATAAATGCACGATTTTAACACAGGGGGATTATTATGGCCGATTTTATAAAGACTCAAAATTCTTTTGCTGATGGCGAAGTGTCCCCAGAATTTTTTGCGCACGATAATTTAAATGGATTATCAAAATTGGAAAATATGGATGTTATGGCCGGCGGTGGATTAAAACGGCGACGCGGATTGGAATCGGTCGCGGAACTGAATTCTGTGGCGCGATTAATTCCTTTCTCTATGGGGAATACGGAAAATTATTTAATTGTTCTGACCGATGGGCACTTTATGATATATGATGGCACCACGCGCATACGCGATATGATGTCGCCATGGGATGTTGATGATTTACCAAAATTACAATATGCCCAACGTTTTGGTACTATGATTTTTGTACACCCAGATTATCAACCACAAATATTGCAAAAATCTGATGATATATTTAGTTTAATTCCATTTGAATTTGAACGCAACGATGCCGATATGACCATCAATATCCCATTTATGCGCTTTGACGATTCAAAAGATATTAAAATTACAGTCACACCAAACAGTTACGGTAATAACTATGCCACATTTACCACTAACCAAGATTTTTGGACGCAAAATTGTGTTGGCGGCCAGTTGATGTTGCTGAACAATCAATGGCAAATTGTAAAATATATCAGCCCGACCGTCATATATGCATATACGAACAAACAATATAATATTCCGCCCTCGCCTGTTACAGATTGGTATGAATCCGCATTCAGTGCACGTCGTGGATGGCCGTGCAGCATCACATTTCACCAGGACAGATTAGTGTTTGGTGGTTCGCGCGAATGGCCCGGCGGAATTTGGATGTCCCGTGTTGGGCATCATAATAACTTTGATACCGGCACCGGATTGGACGACGAAGCAATATTTTTAACACTGTTATCCCAACAACGCCAGGAAATATGTACAGTTGTCAGCAGCGATAATCTGCAAATATTAACTAATGCCGGTGAATGGGCAATTTCCAGCAAACCGTTAACACCGTCAAATGTTGACATAAAACAACATACATCCGTGGGCAGTGTGACAACACGATATCTGCCACCACAAAAAATAGAGGGTGCAACTGTATTTATATCAAACACACAAAAGGACATTCGCGAATTATCGTTGGATGCATTGGGCGAAAATTACAATGCGCGCGATTTGTGTACCCAGGCCAAACATTTGATGCATAATCCGGTGGATTTATCATATAACCCCGCAATCCGACAACTGTTTGTTGTTATGTCAAATGGCGATATGGCGGTATTAAATCAAAATTCTGCATTGGGCATTTCTGCATGGGCACGATATACGACAAATGGACAATTCAAATCAGTGGCCACAACCGGCGATGAAACATATGTCGTTGTCGCGCGTGGCAACGAATATTATTTGGAAAGATTTTCAGACGATGCCATACGCGATGCCGAACAATATGATTTTTCATATACCGCGGCGGCATTACCGATGCGTGCATCGGGCCATAATGCACACATGCTGCGCATACGAAAAATTGTTGCCAGAATTTCGGATACAAAAACTATTTTTATAAATGGCGAACGTGCATCGCTGCCAAACGATATATACGATTCTGAATCAAACGGGTATACCGGCGATGTATGCATAAACTTTATGGGATGCCAACGTACATGTACAAATGCACCATGGACAATTTCCAGCACCGAACAATTCCGTGCAACCGTGTTATCAATTACGACATATGGCTATTATATTGTATAAAAAACAAAGGAAAAACAAATGGGACAATTAGTATCTGATGTTACATCAATATTAAATTATCGTGATTCAAAAAAAGAGGCCGCAAACGAACGCCAAAAAATATTGGCCGATATGGCAAATGACGAACGTGAAAAAACAAATTTGGTAAAAAAAACATTGGCCACACAGCGCGCAAAATATGGTGCATCCGGGGTTTCCGGGCGCAGCATGTCCACAGGCGCGGTATTAAAACGTTTGGCATCGGAAACAGCGGAACCATACAACGAAAAACGTAAATCAAACATTGAAAAACTGCGTAATACACGGGCTAAACGGCCAAATTTATTACAAACAATATTAGATAAATTTGATGATTTGGTTGGTTAGTATTAACAATGGTAAATGATTTTTATGCGTTTTTGGATGCATGGAATGATGTGCTGGGGCTGGGGACACCGGCACATCACCGTACTATTATGGAATTTTTGGTATCAATATGGACCACACCGCCACATCGTGGATTATTAATGGCATTTCGGCATTCGGGTAAATCGACTGTTGTTGGAATATTTGCCGCGTGTGTGTTACGCATGAATCCATCAACCAGAATTTTAATTTTATCGGCCGAAAATAATCTGGCGGCACGAATGGTCACACATATTCGACATATACTGGAAAATCATCCAATGTGCAAAGATTTGATTCCGGCAACTAAAAAAGAATGGGCGCACGATCGCATAACAGTAAATCGCCCAATTGGAATCCGCGAACCATCCGTTATATGCCAGGGTATCCATGGCAATATTACAGGTATGCGGTCTGATTTAATTATATGCGATGACATAGAGGTACCAAACACCAGCAATACCGCACAAAAACGTGAAAATCTGCGTGAACGATTACGCGAATTAGATTTTATTTTATCGCCCAATGGTACAATGATTTACATTGGCACCCCGCATACAATGGATACAATATATCGTACCCATGAATGATTAATATGCGGAATTATCACCGTTGTTTTCATCCACAGGTTTTATTGTCGAAATAAAAGAACGCAATTTTTCCAATAATTCCGTTCCGGCATCGCCGAACATTGGTAAATACGTTTCATATTCTGGCATATCGACCTGTAATTGTGCACGTGCACGTTCGGTTAGTGGCTGATTTAACATATCACTGGCGACCTTCCATAAATAATACGCCCGATATGTTTTATTAACAATTGACCATTTTTCCAATAATTCAGGACGTTTTGATAATGCCGCACGAATTGCAACCAACCATTGATCACCAAATTTTTTTATAACGGGCAATTGTTGAATTCGGTTCAAACCATCCTGGTCAGTGGTGAATTCATCAATTCCGGATTCCAATTGCCGCCATTCATCGTCTGTCAATGGCACGGTCGCGATTGTTTCATCCATCATGCCACCATATGGCAACAATTCATGATTTATGGAATCCATTGGGGTTTTACCAGAACGCAGGTTTTCTATGTGCCGAACCAGATTTTTCCCGGTTGGTAAATCACGCAACGCACGCAAAACATCATCATCTGCCTCGTCCACGAACACCTGATTTACGGCGGCCCATCCACCAAAAATTACATGTTCCTGGCGATACAGATTTAACAGTTTTTGCGCAATGGTACTGGCTTTTGCTTTCATTTTCCCCCTCCTGCGGTGGCGGATTATTCCATAACAATCATTATAACACGATGCATTGTTTTGCCGGTAACTTTTTCTTCGGGCGAAGAAATTTGCCCATAAATACGCCCCTTGGAATCGGAACGAACACTGGCAATTTGTGCATTAACAACCTCGTTCGAATCCAGCGCATTGAAATCAGCATCGATACACACCGCCAAATCACCAACCGATGCGGGGGTTTCTGAATCCGCAAAAACATAGGATTTTTCAGGAATATAACCACCCAAACGTTTTGAATTTGGACGAACTGCGTAAATGCCCTGGCGGCCCTCTAGTGGAATCGGCGCGACAACCATTGTTTTATCAGATTTTTTAAACGCGATTGTTTTTCCAGATGGCACACCAAACACAGGCACCAATTTTTTACGTGCACTGTCATATAATTTGGCACCGAATAAACTGCTGTGGTCAATACCAGACATTGGATTACCCGGAACCAATACAGATTTTACACGTTCCTGGATTTTATTTATTTGTTTGGTTAATTCGCCGGCCTTGTACAATGCGGCAATTTTATCCAACAATGTATTTGTGGTATAACCAAATGATTTTGCCAATGGTTCAATTTCATTTTCATATATCTCGCGTTGGCCAACCTCTATCTTGTGATAAACGGACAATGTCATACCCGCATCAGATGCCGCCTGGGCGATGGTTTTACCGGTTTGTTGGCGAATTTTGCGCAGACCACTGCCAAATATTTTCAGACCGTTATCTTCGTTATCGGTCAAACGACGTTTGATTTCATTTTGCCATTGTGCGGCAACATCATCAGATTCCTTGATAAAAATATCTGATAATTTACAGCCCAATATATTACATATATTTAATAACTGTTTTTGATTCAGACGGCGTACGCCCTTTTCTATTTTTGAAACCGCCGACAAAGATAAATTTGCCTGGCGCGCCAATTCGGTCATTTTCATGCCGTTGGCCAAACGAATGTTTCTGATATTATTTGGGAAAATTATTTCTTCTTGGGCCATCGCAATCTCCTTGAATTTCTTGACAAAATTTTAGTCAAAATAAACAGAATTGGCAAGCAGAAAATAATTACAGTGGCATATCGTCCGGAATCGCATCAACATCAATTGGTGTTGGTTCCATTTCGCCGTCATCTGGAATTGATTGTGCGGGCGGCACATTACCAAAATCATTTTCACCACGCGCATTCATTTCATCCAGATTATCAAACAAACTGTAATCGCCAAAGAATGCCAAATGAACAGTTTCCGGGCGACCATGACGGTTTTTACCGATTATAACGTCGGCCTTGCCACGTGCGCGCTCCAACCGCTTTTGAAAACTTTCGATTATTTTTTCATTTGCGTTACCGGAAATACGCTGTGACGGATCACGGTTTTCCAGATAATATTCCTCGCGATAGGTGAACATGACAATATCAGCATCCTGTTCAATTGAACCCGATTCACGCAAATCCGATAACTGGGGCCGTTTATCATCACGTGATTCGACACTGCGCGACAATTGCGACAATGCAATAACAGGAACATCCAATTCCTTGGCCAACATTTTTAACCCACGTGTGATTTCAGATATTTCCTGGACACGGTTATCCTTGTTCCGGCCACCGGGCGATGTCATTAATTGCAAATAATCAATCACAATTAATGCGATACCGCCGCATTTTCGCGCCAAACGGCGCGCACGGGTGCGAATCATTGGCACTGACATTCCGGGCGTATCATCAATAAATAATGGAACTTTGCCAATTGCGTCCGCATATTGGGACATTTTCAAAAAATCTTCGTCGGTTAATGAACCCTCGCGCATGGCGGATGCAGGTATTTTAGATTGCGATGACAATACGCGCGCCGCCAATTGAGATTTTGACATTTCCAAACTGAAAAATACCACCGCCCCGCGATAGCGTTCATTTGCACGTCCGAATTGAATCGCGTTTGCCGCATTAAACGCAATATTCATTGCCAATGTTGTTTTTCCCATTGCAGGACGGCCGGCAATAATAATTAAATCACTGTGATGCAAACCACTGATTGATTTATCCAACGCGTTTAATCCGGTTGTTAAACCAGATAATCGGCCATCTGCCTTGTATGCGATTTCGGCCTCTTTTAATGCGTCCTGTAACGCGGTGCCAATTGATGCAACATCACGTTCAGAAACACCGGCCGATGCCATTTCAAACAATTTTTGTTCGGCGGTTTCGATTTGCGCGGAAACAGGATTATCCAAATCCTCGACAAATGCGGCATCGGTTATGGATTGACCCAAATTTATCAATTCGCGCCGCATCGCGTTTTCATAAACAATACGACCGTATTGTTCAACATTAACAACCGTTGCGCCCGCAGATGCCAATTGGGTTAAATATTCCACACCGCCCACGGATTCCAATACGCCCTGTTGATCCAAATAATTTTTGGCGGTGATAATATCAAACGGTATTCCGGCGGCAAATTGCCGTTCGGCCAATTTGTAAATTTCCTGGTGTGCAGGATGCGAAAAATGTTCCGCCCGCAAAAATTCGGACACACGTTCCAGCGCACGGTTATTCATTAACACCGCGGCCAAAACGGCCTGTTCGGCCTCTAAATTTGTTGGCAAAGTCTTTGGGGTAAAGTCCATGTCAGATATGGTATATAAAAATTTTAGTTTTTCAACGCCTTTTTTACGCGGATATCGTGAATTAAAAATTCCCATAATTTCCGCAGATGGCGAACCCGTGTGGCCAGAAATGTTTCCAATTACGCGCATTAATGAAATTCGCGATATGGTTGGCACACGATATTTTTCGGCACAAATGATGTTGGATTTTATCGCCCCTGACAGGGCGCGTTTGGATCCAGACGCATTGCATCTGTATAATGGGGAATTTGATGCACGAACTGCACGAATTGGCAACACAAAGATTACAGGTGCCACAATTTATTGGGACCCATCCACAGGACATAAAAATTCTGATGGCAGCGTATGCGTATTATTGTACCGTGATGATAAAAACAGATGCGTATTTATTCATGATGTGCTGTATTTATTGGTTTCGGACGACGAATTACATCCATTGGCACGGCAATGTGATACAGTATTAAATTTTATGGCCCATCACGGTATACGTCGAATAAGTATTGAAACAAATGGTATCGGAAACGCACTGCCAGAAATTATGCGTGATGTATCAACACACCGCAATATGACAATAACCATAAACAGAATTACAAACACAAAAAACAAAGAAACCAGGATTTTGGATGCCATTGAACCGATTCTGACATCTGGGCGTATGTATGCGCATGTGCGAATACAATCAACCCCACTGATTTCAGAAATGTTGGGGTGGGCCCCGATTGGTGGTGGCATGCACGATGACGGATTGGATGCGTTGGCGGGCGCAATATGCGCCATGCCGATACCCGTACATCCAACAGGTTTTAACCAGAAGTTATTTTCAGCAAATACCGATTTCAAAATATAAGAAAACCAAGGGAGATTAAAATCATGAAATATAATTTGCAACAAATGTATCGCCGTGCGTTGGACATGCGCGCACCATGGATTGCACGCTGGGACAGTGCACTGCGATATACTGTTCCCACATCAGACAACGATGTTGCAACACTGTTTGATGCAACCGCATCGGATGCCGCGGACAATTTGGCCGCATCAATTTATACACTGTTAACACCACCGGAATCATTATGGTTATCATTGGTGCCCGAAAGTGAAAAATCACCCGATGCGATTGCCGCAACAGCGGCATTACGCGCAAATTTGAACGATTCTAATTTTTATACAACAATTCATCAATGCTATATGGATTTAATCGTATTGGGTACAGCATGTCTGTTTATGGCGGAAAATCCAATTGGCGCGGCATCTGCGTTTTCGTTTACTGCGATTCCAATGCATGATATTGCCGTATTGCCGGGCGCAGTGTTTCATACGGCAACAATGCCCGCATACGAAGTAATGGAAAAATACCCATCATGGACACCACCGTCTGATATGCGCGATACAATAAAAAACAACCCAGATACACCATTGCGATTGGTGCAATCGTTGATTGGGACTGACTTCACGGCATGGTTGGATGTTGGTGGCGACATTGAAAATAATATCGTGTCCACGGGAAAGTTTGAAACAAATCCGTACATTATATTCCGGTGGTCCGTGGCCAGTGGCGAACAATACGGACGCGGACCAGTGTTGCGCGCATTGCCTGATATAAAAACCGCGAACAAAGTCGTGGAATTGGTGCTGAAAAATGCAACTATTGCGGTATCGGGCATATGGCAGGCCGATGATGACGGGGTTATTAATCTGTCAAACATCAATTTAACGCCGGGTGCAATTATACCCAAGGCCGTTGGGTCATCGGGATTGACACCGCTGTCGTCGGGCGCAAATTTTGACGTATCACAAATCGTATTAAAAGATTTACGCGAACGCATTCGGCATACATTACTGGCCGACAGATTGGGACTGTTAAGTGAAAAAGAAATGACCGCCACGGAAATATTGGCACGTAATGCGGATATGATGCGAATTTTGGGCGCAACATATGGACGATTACTGCATGAATTTATACATCCGTTGGTGGAACGTGGGTTACAAATTTTATCACGACGTGGAATTATCGACAAAATATCATTGCACAGTGATGCGGAATTAAAATATATCGCACCAATCACAAAAATGGCGGTGGCGGAAACAATATTATAACCCAGGGGGAAAAACAAATGAAGGAATTAGAACAAAATTATGCACGTACTTTTTTAAGTGCATCCGGCGCGGCGGTTATGCGCCATTTGCGCAAAATAACCATTGAACGCACAGTTGGCCCGAACGCAACAGATGCTGAACTGCGCGGAATCGAGGCTCAACGCGCATTGGTTCACCAAATAGAAAGCCTGATTGAACGGGGTAAATAA